TAAAACATTTTGTTTATCTATTAAATTTTTATAAGTATAACAAGACCAATCAAAAAAAGTATCTTTACCAGTTATAATATCAATCTTTTCTTCTTGTTCCGATTTAAATAAAGTACTTTTATCTAAGTTATTATATTGAGAGTTAATGTAAAAATTAGGGAAATCATTACATAATTTTAAAAAAGATTTAATAACATCAGTTGGTTTTCTCAATAAAAAAATTATTTTAAATTCATTAGGGCAATATTTTTTCATTATTTCATAGTTAAAAGGTGTCCCCCATTCAGCTCGGTCTATGATATATTTTTGTTTCCAATGTTGATAAAAATTATTTACTAAATTTTTTTTAACATTTTCAAAAGATTCTTCATTTTTAAAATTGTGATAAGTTGATTTGTTTTTTAAAATTTCTAAATTAAAAAAACAATCAGGTAACATTGAATGTCCTGATACAGCTATATCTTTATTTTGATTTAAAATTGTAGATAAAATTGTATTTCCTGCTCTTGGAAAACCCGATAAAAAATATATCTTTTTCACACCACCACTTATATCAATAAATATTTAATTATCTATAATTATTTAAATCCCAAGATTGGTTTTCTTCGTTCCAAATATATACCCATGTGTGCGTTCCTGCTGCATTTTGAGATTCTTGTTCTGCAGTTAAAGCAGGTTTAGCCCCAATAGGGGATATCCAAGATGCGGTTGCTATATCTTTAGTCCATGAAGCATATGGTTTTTTAGGCCAGAAGATTTGATTATCTTCATCCCAAGTATAACCAATACCTGCGTAGTTTCCTCTAAATGGAGTTCCACCGTTTTTGTGTTGGTTATTAGATGTGTTGTAAGATGTTTGGATCCACATTTGTGCAGGCCAATTATTGTGTTGTTCTAAATATTGTTGACCTACTGTTTCGTCTTCAACTCCATCTGCGTTTAACATATCCTTATTATTTAATGTTAATACTGATATAACTTTTCCGTTTAATCCTATTTTTGCAAAATGTGCCATAATTTTTACCTATTGATATTTATACCTTATAATTACAATTCCTGAACCACCTGCTCCACTGTTACCACCTGCTCCACCATTTCCACCACCGCCACCACCGGTATTTGCAGTTCCAACTCCACCTGTACCTGGATTAGAACCACCATTTGCGCCACCACCTAGTCCGCCAGTTCCGCCAGTTCCAGGAGGCATACCGCCTCCGCCACCACCGCCAGAGAAATAATAATAAGATCCACAGTTTTCACCTGAAGTTCCAAAAGCATTTGGTAATCCAGCACCAGCTCCACCGAAACCACCAGGGCCTTGTGGCATTGGAGGTTGTGCATCTTGTCCAGCTTGAATTGCTCCACCACCGCCACCACCTGCATAGGTAGGTACTGGGGAAGCTCCACCATTTTGACCTTGAGGAGGACTAACTGGAGGTGTATTTCCTGCACCACCTGCTCCACCTCTATGAGCTCTTCCACCACCAGAACCTCCATCAGCAGGATTACTACCTCCACCTGCAGATGTAATTGTTGAAAAAACTGAATCAGCTCCTGGAGCATTACCAGGCGATCCTGGGCCTCCGCCTCCGACTGTTACAGGATTAGGGCCTGCTGAAACTGGAATAGAAAGGTCAACTGCACTATCTAAAGGATTAGCGGGTGCACATCCAGGAACACAAAAAGTTGAAGAGGAAAATCTCAATCCTCCTCCACCACCGCCTCCTCCAGCGACAGATGAACTACCACCTCCACCACCAGCTACGACTAAATAATCTACAGTATTTGAACCACATGCATTACCTGCACAAGATACACAAAAAGTACCAGGACCTGTAAAAGTATGAATTTTATAATCTCCACAACAACTAACACATCCCCCTGTTGCTGTTACATATCTTGGCCCTACAGCGTCATCTTCATTTCCTGAATTAATTACAATCCATCCTTTAGTAGCATCTACATAAATTAAAGTTATAGCAGCTCCGTTTTTATTAATAGTTAAATCTGCGGCAGACCCTTGAATATTTTCACCATTTCTACCTATAGTAATTGCATTGGTTGTAGACGTTTGAGCATAATCTGAAACAGCTACGATATCTCCTGCTGATGGTGATGAAGGTAGTGTTACCGTAACTGCACCTGATGTTGTATTTACAAAATAACCTGTTCCTGCAACAGCTGGGTTTGGATCTGCTGTGATTGCCGTTGTGTTCCAACTTACTGCACCGCCACCTGCAGGATCTTGGAAAGATGCACTTGTCCCATCGGAAGTTAAAACTTGTCCACACGTTCCAATAGCGATTCCACCAAAAGAACCATTGTCATTAAATTGAATTTGTTTGTCTGAACCTGCTGGAGTTAATTGTGCAGCAGCTACCTTGCCACCTAATGTATCTAAAGATATTTCATTTAAATTTGTTCCATCAGCATACGCAGCATAGATTGCAGCTCTGTCTAATGTAAAACCTGTTCCACTTGCAGTTTTAATTGTAAGGTTTGTTGGCCCGACTACAGCAGAACAATCAAAGATGTAAAATTTTTCAATCGAATCTGGAATAGTTACAATTGATGCTGAAGTTAATGTTCCAGTAAATTTAATAACCATGTTTCTTGCATTCGAAATAGTTTTATCTGTCATTGCAAGAGTAACTGTACCACCATCAGAAAGTGCTACTGCTTCGTATCCAGCGATTGCTTGTTGAATTAAATTTAAATTATTATTTGTATTATCACCCCATGTACCAGCGTTTTCGCCAGTGACCATTAGTTCGAGTTTTAGATCTGTTGAGTAACTAGATGCCATAAATTTTGTCTCCTAAATAATTATAATTTTACCTTAATCAAGCCGCTAAATCAACCTCAGTCCATACATTATTAACTCCTGGATCAATCTCTTGCCATGAAGTAATCGCTGGTGTTCCAATGCTAGAAGTCATTGAAATACCTGTTAAACTTACATCTGCATTAGCAGTAATTGTAACACTTCCTACATTAGCAGATAATGATTGTCCTGTAACCTCTGCAACAGATACTGCATCTACTGAACCAACAGCCATAGTCATTGATTGGCCTGTAACTGTTACATCAGCATCCGCATTAATATCTTCCTCACCCATAGCCATAGTCATAGCTATGCCAGTGACATCTACAGGAGTATTTAAGTCTACTGTTTCATCACCAATTGCAGAAGTTAAACTGATACCGGTTAAAGATATATTAGCATCTGCAGTTGTAGTAACTCCATTAATACTGAATGTTGCAGCAATACCATCTACAAGAGGTCCTACTTCAATAGTTTCTATTACTTGACCAACAAATGCATCTAATTGATCTTCAATAGGATTAACAGTAATATTACCACCAGCTGCAATATCTGGAGTAACAACGGTTCCTGTTAGCTGTTGTCCTGTGAGTTCAACACTTCCTGTTATTTGGAATGTTACACTTTCAATATTAGAGGTTAATTCAATTCCAGTAACATCAACATCTGCGCCTGCAGTTGTTGTTTCTTCACCAATAGCTGTTTGTAATTGTTGTCCTGTTACTGTTTGTGGTACATCAATACTAATTGATACAGAGCCTATATTAGTAGCTATAGCATCTGTTGTACGAACGGTTTCTCCCCAAGGATCACTTCCCCAAGAATCAATACCCCAACCTTCAAAGGTTACGGTTTGATTAATACCACCTTCTCCCCAGGCTCCTAAGCCCCATGTATTTGAACCCCAGGGAGATGTTGTCATTTAAAACCTCTTTAGCTTATTCTTAGAATAGCAGCAGAAGTTGTGAATGCAGGAAACTGAATTGTGAATGTTCCAGAGGTTGCAGTCTTGTCGCCTCCAAAATCCAAAACAGCAACTGCTTCAGTAGTACCTGTACCACCATCAGTTGTTGTGTTGTAAATTAAAGCACCTCTAGCAGTTAGTGTAACACCAGTGAAAGATAAGTTAGAGAAGCTAGTAATAGCGACACCAGACGATACTTTAACACCTGAGTTTACTAAAGCTTTACCACCTGCAGTGTAACCCGCTGGTGAAGATACTTCAGAAGTTGATGAATAGTTAGTTGTTGATGCACCGATTGCTGCAGAAGAGTCGTACATTGCTAATTTGAATGTATCACCTCCAGCTGAATCAAAATCATGTTCACCAGCCATTAACTGTTTTTTAAATGAATTGCAAATTGCATTAGTTGTAATAGCCATAATTGTTCTCCTTATAAAATTACGTATTTGGTGATGGTGAAGGTATCTTAATTCTTGGTACCCCATCATCATATTCTGCACGTCTTCTTCTCCCCATTTGTTGAAGAGCAAAATTCTGTACTTCTTCATTGTACTTTGTTTCGTACAGTTTGTACATATCCATAGGACCTTTTAGATATCTAAAAGCTTCAGCTAATACACCATGTAACAACATTGATTCTTGATAAGTAGATAAGAATGTATTATTACTTGCTGTGAACTCCGGTGGATCTGTGATGTAGTTTATTTGCACAGTATATGCAGAATTTGGTATAGGTGCTACAAGAATATTAAAATCATCCCAATTAGCCCAATATTTAGGAAGACCTGTAGCAGCATTATTATTATATTCAGAAATAAAACTTGTATCTCTTTTCTCTAAAAATGTTCTTGTGGATCCGTCAATCACTTGAACAGATCTCATGATAGTCAAATCAGCAGGCAAGCTTACGTATCTGTTTCCTGAAGTAAATGTAGATGTAGAATATTTTCTAAGGTCATCATAATCAACTTTACCTGCAACATCGAGTTCAACAGATCTAATAAAATCTTGAATAATTTGATCAGTTAAGACTGTGTTACTTACTTCAGTGTAATTTCTTACTTGTGTTAAAAAATCTGCATGTGTAATTGCCATTATGTAATACTCACTGTTACGGATTTAACTTGTATTGATAATTGTCTTCTTCTGTTTTGTAATGATGGGTCTGCAGGAATCATTTCAGATGTACCTTTGTTAATAAAAGCAAAATCTCCAGGAAGTGTTAAATTAGCAACACCAACTGATGCTCCACCTGAATCTGCTTGAACACCATCTCTATTAGTAGGTTGTTGGAATCTTTGTGGTCTTGTATTTTGTAATGCGATTGCATCAGCTACAATACGCTTTCTTCTAATTTGAGGATGTTTAGGCTCAAACTCAGAATAATGAACTAAAGATCCGTTCCATTCTTTAACCATCTCATTATATGGAAATGCCATACCTGATCTATCGGAAATAGCTTGTGATGTTTTACCTGTAGCCCATTTTGGCATAATTAAACTCCATTAGGATAAAAAGATTGTGGAGTAATAAATGTAGATGCTCTTTGACCATCTTCATCTAACGCTCTTTTCAATTCATCCTCATAAATTAATTTATTTTGTTGTACAAGCTGTGGAGCTTTTTTCATAGAGATATAATAAGCTAAACCTGCGCACATGCACGGTAAAAATCTGTATGCAACATCTGCATCATTTGTATATGCACCTGCATCTTCAATTCTTTTAATTACATAAAATTTTAAAGTTGTGTAAGTATTTAAATCTGGTGCTTGGTATAAATATATTTTAGGTGTTGTTTGTCTATCAACGTAATATTGCGATGGTTGTCCAGTTGCTAATTTGTTAGGTAATGCAGCATAAGCTGATCTGTCTATTTTTGTTATTGAAACATCTTGTGTGTTTGCATTATTTGATGCTGCTGCAGTTGATGATACATAAGCTTCAAGCACATCATTCACA